CCTGTTGCTGCCCTACCTGTGTAGTATAATTTTCTAACGCTGTACGCTGATTAGTTATCTGATTAAGTTCAGCGTATGCTTTACTAATACTTTCTTGTGCTATGAGTTGAGAATCTACATCACTATTTTCTACAGCTTGTTTATAAATACTCTTAGCAGCTTCTAGATTATTATTTAATTGAAATTCACTATTATCTATAAAACTTTTTAAAGAAGTAGATAGTTGATTTTCTTTATAATTTAGCTCTTTTTGAAGTGTGCCAAGACGCTCTTCCATTCTTTCTAGTTTTTCATCACGTTCTTTACGTTGACGAATTAACTGACGAATACGTTTCTCTGCGCCTTTAGTCTCAATACCTTCTAATTCTTTTATAGGCTGTTTGTTGCCTTCAGTTTCTTCAGGCTGTGTAGCTACTACTTCTTCAACTTTTTCTTCTACAATAGCTTGAACAGGTTCTTCTTCAACCGCTCCACCCTCTACTTCAAACTCAACAGCTTTTTGTTTTTCTACACCATTTACTTCAATGGTTGACCACTCTTCTTGATTCTCGCTCATTCTTTTTCCTTTATATACCGCTAGTGACGAACCTAACGAACTAAGGTTTATCCTACGTCTTGACTATATTCTATATTATTAGATATAAATACACAACTTAATTTGAAAGATTAAAAGTTGGGTCTAGCAATTCTGGACTTTGTACCTTCATAATTATTTGGTCATCAAACAAGAGAAGTAGTTTAAGACCTTTGTATATAAGTTTTTGTCCACTAAACTTTCCATAACAAACATAGTCACCTGTAGTACACCACTTTCCTAGCGGAAACTTATCTTCATCCGCATATGCTAGATCACCTAGCTTTAATACTTTACCTACAGTTGTTAGGTATGCAATATCCTCCTGTAACTTTTCAGGAATAATAATACCACCTTTAGTTTTTTCTTTTACTATTACTGGCTGGACTAAAACGTGATAACCAGGAATACTCGGCAAATCATTTACATCAATTAAACTATTATCTGGATTTACCCAATCTGAATTATTAATAGACTTCTCTAGTTGTACGCCGCGCATTAATCTTCTTCCTCATATATTCGTTGTTTAACTATATGCCTTAGCAAGTCCTGTGCAAACTCAACACCTTCTATCAGACCTACTGCTTGACGATACTCATCGTAACTAGAGGCGTTTCCATACGCAAGAGATTTTTTTGTTTCCTCTATCTTTTCGTTATACTTTGAATTTAACTCATCCCAAAATTCCATCACTATCCTTTATTAGTATCAGAGATAAACTTACTTAGCATGTCTGCTGCTTTAAGAGTTTTGTCCTTGTCAATGTTTGCTTCAGTATCTGCTAATTCAAGCAACGCTTCCATAGCTGCAAGCGCCTTCTTAGCCTCTCTGTCACGTTCAGAATCCTCTGCTTTAGCTGTGATATTAGCACCTTCTTTAAACATATCCAATTGAATTTGTAGTTCTTTAAGATCAAGTTCACGCTGTTTATTAGTAGAGTTTAGTACTTCTTTAGCTGCTTGTGCTTGAATCTTTTGTTGTTCAATACCAAGCTTTTGTCCTTCAATTTGAACAAGCTGCGCTTCGGGAGACAGTGCTTGTTGTTGCATAGCGGCAAATTGATTAGCCTGGAAAACTTGTTGAGCAGCAGTAGCCATGACTGCTTCAATAAGCTTAGGATTATTAGGATCAATGCCCTGCTGTTCTGCATCATTACCATATGTAGAAATCATCTCTTCTGTTATACCAGTAATTTGTTCCTGGTATTTTAGCATAAGATGTTCCTGCATATTTGCTTCTAAAATTGGAGCTATCCGTTGCATTAACGGATTAGCACCATTAGCAGGGTCTTGTAAGTACATAGTTTTGACTTGGATATGAGCATCATGGTTTTGACCAGGAAATGCTCTGATAGGCATACCCTTAACTGCTCCAGCAATATCGCTTACAGGATCAAGCGGAACAGGTTTTGGCTTGCTCGGCATAATCTTATCTATATTAGGAATATTCGCTGCGTTGAGAATTGTTCTGTTTAGCTCTTCAATGTCAAACATACCTGGAGGCGATGATTGAGAAAGTTGTAGTGCAAGTTGTGCCATCATCATACGATGAGCAGAGGATGGAATGTTAGGATCAGACACAGGAACAATATCAATCCTGCCATCGAAGTCACTACGAAATACTTTTAGTGTGCCATTAGGAATATCACACATAGATTCATCAGGAAGATATTCATAGTTAATTCTTCCTAGAAGCTTAAACTCTTCCTTCTGAGATTTATGTAGACGCTTATGAATAGCACTAAAGAATTTACTACTTGCTTCTAGCAATGCCATCGTAGTTCCTACAGGACCATAGTTAACACCGTCAGCTATAACTTGTTCTGTACTATCTGCAAACTTTTGCGCTGTTGCAGTTACGAAGTTGAGCATTTGTAGAAGTGTTTGTGAAGGTTCTTTGTAGGGAAGATTGATAATCATCTTAGAGATATCATTACCAGTAGCTTCTACTTCTTTAAACTCACCTGGAGATATAGGATCGTTGTCTCCTACAATTCGCAAACCTTTTGCTTTGAAACCCCCAGGTAAATTAGCAAACTGACCGGCATCTACTAGGCTACGCATAGCTGCAGTTGCTGTCATAGTAAGATTACCTAAGAAATGTATTAGTCCTAGACCATAGAAACCAAAACCAGGAACAAAACGATAGTGAGTGAAGAAGATTTTCTTTTCTTTTCGTGGATCATCTTTATCATAGTTCCTACGAATAGCTAGAATCTTCCTGCTTTTCTCTTCTATGGTAACAATATAGGGAAGAGAGATGTCTTCTTCGTCTTCAAAGCCTTCTAAGTCTAGATAACAGTGTTGTTCTAACAACACATATTGTGGATCATTGTCTCCAGACGGAGACAGACCCATGATGTTATCCATCTTTTGAGTCATGGCGCTGCTTTCTGGCGCAGAAGCTTCAGGCAATTCTACATCTTCATACATACCTGCAGCAATATCTCTACGCATCTCTGCAGGAGAACGATAGATTACATGTGTATATCTATCTGCTCGACGTAAGTTTGTAGCATAATAGGACACATAGAACTGGTCTATAGGGACAAACTCAGATACAGGACGATTTAAACCTGAATCAAAGTAAATTTTCTTGAAGGCAGAACCTATCAGAGGCAAATGAAAGAGCATACGTTCAAATTCATCAAAGTACTCTGACATCTGGTCAGTAACCTGATAGTTCATAAACTCTTCTACACGCTGTGCCTGATCTTCCTTTTCTTCAGATGCGTTTCCTATGATCTGAGACTTAACAGGTCCACTAGCGGGAAATAATTCTTGTGTAGCTTTAGACTGAAACTTAACTACTGACTCAATAAGAATAGGATGAACTGCTGTACATGCTCCCTCAAAAGGTTCAGAAGCTTCTTCTAACTTCAAACCTAGAAGATCAAAGCCACGCTCGAACATACTTTCCCATTCGCTACGACTGTCTTTGTCCGCTACAAAGTTATCATAAACTTCTTGAGAAATATCTTGAAGAACATCATCATCTATTTCATCTGCTAAGTTTCTATAAAACTCATCATCAGTTTCTTCTATCTGTTCATCAGACAATAATTCTTCTACTGGGTTTTTAAATTCTACTGTGACACCACCGTCAGAATTGTCATACTCAATAGTAGCCTCATCACTTTCTGATTCAATCTCTATTTGAGTAACTTGAACTTTTGGAATAGGGTCAAAGGGATTACGTTCAGTTGCCATATTTTATATTGCCTTTTCCTAAATAAATAATTTTTAATTATAGTCTTAAACTCGCCAGTATGCAACTCGTTTCTGTTTTCTGTAACTCTGATCATCCTCCCAATCAGGATCATCTGGATGTTCTAAACGCCAGCTATCTTTTATGTAGTGAATAGCCATTGTCATAGCATCAACTTGATCATCGTGTTTACCATAAGGAAACATTATCATTTCTTCATATAACTCATTTGACCAGCTTTTACCATCTGGTAGCCACACCCTGCCTGACTCTAGCATAGGAGATGCAGATATAACTCTGCTGACCTTATCTCTGTCAGGCATATACTCAAGTACAGGCAAACCACTTCTACGCATATCCTGTATCAAAGACTGTCCACTTGCTTTCTTTTCTACAAGACAAAAATCTGGCCTATGCCTCCTGTACTCTTCCTGTGCAATTCTCCTTAAGTCAGGGTATTCATATCTACCTCTTTTACTTCCTAATAGTATAATATTAGATGCTACGTTTTCGTCACCTGTATCAAGATCATCATCATGGAAGTAAAAAACACCCCATGTTTGTATTACTGAGTAGTCTGCAGTTGTCTTTGTAGAGAATGCTGTATCGTAAGTCTGGAGAATAAAGTCACAACTAGGAGGATCACCATACTCCCACCAGCTAACCCAATCCTTCTTAATCAAGCTACCTTCGTCTGGTGTAGGATTTTGCATGTACAGGCTTTCCCAGTACTTTGATCCATTGGTAGACCTTATCTCCATCTCATCTTGTTTCAGAACTTTATCTGTTTTCCACTCAGGAAAGTAACTTGTTCCTATAGGTAAGCCTAGTAACTTACTAGAATCTTCATCTACCCATGCAGGGATACTAACCACATCCCAACGAATATCTGTATCTATATCAAACTTATCTTGCTGCTTTAGCAACCATCCACAAAGATCATCATAATGATAACGAGTGTTAATAATAATTATCGCACCATTAGGCATGATACGTGTGCGTAAACCTGACGGCCACCATTGCTTGATATACCTCCTACCTGCATCAGAGAAACTATCTTCTTCTGACATTGCATCGTCAAGAATAGCTACATGTGCGCCACGACCTGCGATCTGACTACGAACACCTGCAGCATAGTAACTACCATTGAGGTTTGTCTTCCACTTACCCGCCGCTCGTACATCCTGTCTCAGGTTTACTTCAGGAAATATAGTTGTAAATTCTTCTGTTCCTACTATGTCTCTAACTGCTCTACCGAAGTCACTGGATAG